TTTCATTGTACTTTTTGGTGGCGAAGTGAACATTTGGATTAAAAGATTCGATACAGATGTTATCTTCCATAAGTCGCATATGATTTCCAATTGACGCGAACTCTGGAGTATTCATATCGCAATCGACAAACAGACATTCCGCCGGATCTATACCTTCCGCCAAACATAAAATACTTTTGTCATATGTGCCGACGACTCGATGTCCCAAATTTCGAGAAAGAAGTGTTGCGCTCATTAAACCATCAACATCTGGAGATATAATTATATTTTTTGAGTATTCAAGCGTACTGAGTATTTCTTTTTTCAAAACTCCCCTTAAATGATGATATAATAATCCTACAATGAATGCACAAGACTGGTTGGGAATGATTCTTACCGCATTATCTATTCTAGCACTAGTTGCAGGCGGTGTCAAATGGCTCGTAAAGCACTATCTATCCGAACTTCGTGAAAATGGTGGATCTAGTGTAAAAGACCAGGTTAATAGGCTTGAAATTAAAGTTGACAAATTGTATGACATTTTAATCGAAAATCGAATTTCAGATTCTAGTAAATAATATATACTATATATAATATATATAAGATATCTTTTATATATTTAACTTAAAGATACATCTTTTTTCTTATATATTTTAAGTATACACGAACTTTCCTGATCTGTCAAATTGAAAAGGATATGATATAATAATTTTATGAGTTATGTAACCGCTTCCATTGATCAAGTAGGAGCATCTCCAATAAATATCCAATGGAAAGTAGTTCGTGGAGATACCGCAACTCTTAAGATAGAATTTTTAGAAGATGATGAAGTTACTCCTATAGATATCTCTGACTGGACATTTATTTCTTCTTCTTATGATTCCTCTGGTGATACTTTAGATGAATTGACCGTTGAAAAATATACTGGTTATGTTATTATTACTGCTACCTCTGATATTACAAAACTTTGGGGAAGTGGTTATAGAAATACCGTTTTAGAATTACCGTTTGACTTGGAAATTATTATTCCTAACGATATTTCTGGAGCGATTGAACCAGAAATTACTTGGACACCACTTATTGGAACTATTGTAGTGCTTAGCGATATAACAGGTACGGCATTATGATTATTAAAGTTACTTCACCTGCAGTTACACCGTCTAAAGTCATTAAGGTTAACTTAAAAACCTTTATAATGAATAAGTGAGTATAAGCAAAAAGTCTGATATTCCAGGCATGCAATCAAAACCTAAGTATGGCTATGCCGAAGCAGCAGCAGAAACAGTTATAGAAACAAATAATCCATCAGTGCCCGATATAGACTACAGAATACTTGTAGGGCCACCAGGACCACAAGGAATTGCTGGCAGGCAAGGAGAGATAGGGCCAAAGGGCGATAAAGGGGATCCTGGGCCACAAGGTCCAAAAGGTGAAAGAGGACAAAAAGGAGAGCCTGGAACTCCTACAGTTCTTACAAGCGATGGAGTAGTTTCTGGAGTTAGAAAGTCTGGTTGGGCATATTATGAAAATTTAGATCAATCACAAATTCGTGTAGGGTTATCTAGCGGAGATGAAGGATGGGTAAATATATTAAATGATGCAAAATCCGAGGGGACAAATGAACAGTATTTACCAAAAGGAAATGTAAGTCTATGGAGCGCAACAAGTCAACAATTAAATTTTAAAGGATTAGATATAGGAACCAGAGTTGAAATAACTTATTGTTTTGAATTAGAAACATATGGAAATAATACTGAGGTTTGGATAAGAGCCTTTTCTGAAAAAGCAACTTTAAATTCAACACAGTTTGTAGCAAACCTAAAGTATAAATATCTTTATGATTTTTCAGTTACCCAAACCTTGTACATAATAAATGACAGAATTAGAAAATATGGAATTAACCCACAGATTAGAGCAGATTTTGACGGGGATGTAAAAGTCAAATCTATCCTAGTCCACATTTCTTAGTGGTATAATAAGATCATGGCATTTCCTGGAACATACAACTTTGACTATTATCGTGGAGACACATTTGAATTTGTAATTACCCCAAAAACTTCTACAGGAGCAACATTTGGTCTTTCTGGTTATAAATCAGCAAGTCCAGCAAGAGATGCAATTTTTACAATATCTACAAGTAGAGGAGATAGTCCAACCACATCAATTAATAATGAAGACCATAGTGAAAAATTATCAGCAACAATAAATACATCAACCAACATCATTACTTGTACAATTAAACCAGATGCCAGAGCAGACCTGGTCGGAGGATCGACATATTATTACGATGTTGAAATTTTTAACGGTGCTGCATTAAGATATACTCTTTTAACAGGGGAAATTACAGTAACTGATGATGTAACTGGTGCCTAATGCCAGAGGTCATAGTGTATGAAACTTCTAATATTTTTGTTTATAATGATACAATAAATGTCATTTTAAATACCGCCCCAAATTTAACTGGAATTGACGAAGAGATAGAAGTAACTCAAGCAAACAACATAACTATAGTTACAGAGTAGTTTTTTATTAATATGGTATAATCTTTGTATGGCTGCCACAAATATTGGTTCTTCTAAATACCCTCTTGCAAAAATACCAGAAATGTCTGATCCAGCAGATATTCAGGTTGCATTAAAGTACTACCATTGGGGACAAGAGGCAGAGCCAGTAGGAACTGCAACTACGGGAATTTCAAAATATCTAGATGACATTGATACAAGAATTGATGGAATTGACACAAGTCTGGCAGGCGTTGTAGAAGAATCAATTATTGATGCAAAAGGCGATTTATTAGTTGGGTCTGCAAATAATACATTAGACAATTTACCAATTCCAGCAGAAAGTAATGGATATCTTTTAACAGCAGATACAAATGAAGCATTAGGGGTTAAATGGGCTGCACCTACAGGAGCATCAACTTCAACACCTGGAGTTGTTCAATTGTCAGATTCAATATCAGAAACCTCATCAGTTAAAGCAGCAACTCCAACAGCAGTAAAAGCAGTTCAAGATGGCAAGTCAGATATAAACTTTACTATTGAAGCAAAAACAGCAGACTATCCATTAGTTTTATCTGATAAATACAAAATTATTGAAATGAATATTGCATCAACTGCAAACACAGTTACTATTCCAAATAACTCAACTCAAGCATTTCCAACAGGTTCACAGATTACAATTATTCAAACTGGTACAGGAGTAACAACAGTAGCAGTTGCTGCAGGAGTAACTTTAAATTGCACACCTCAAGTTTCTTCAAATGCAGCAAGATTAAGAGCACAGTATTCATCTTGTACATTAATTAAACGAGCAACCAATACTTGGATTGCAATTGGCGATCTGAGTGCATAATGCCATTACCACCAATATCTTCAGGTAGTGGAGGAATACAACCAGGAACTCCAACAATTGGAACTGCAACAGCAGGAAATGCTAGTGCATCAATTACTTTTACAGCCCCATCATATTTAGGAAAACCAACGGGAACAACTTACACTGCAACTTCCACTCCATCAGATATAACAGGAACATCATCAACTTCTCCAATAACTGTTAGTGGTTTGTCAAATGGAACAGCCTATACATTTAAAGTAAAGTTAGGAAATGGTGTTGCCACATCACTAGAATCTGCTTCTAGTAATTCAGCAACTCCAGTTGCACCACCTCCTCCTCCACCACCAACTACGCCACCACCAACTACGCCACCACCAACTACGCCACCACCAACTACGCCACCACCAACTACGCCACCACCAACTACGCCACCACCAACTACGCCACCACCAACTACGTCACCACCACCACCACCTACTTCAAATTATTGTAGTTCTGCAGATTATTATGAAGGAGAATGCCAGTCATTCCAAAATTGTGGCGGTAATGCACAAAGCGGATGTGTAGGCATATGAATTTAGTGTATAATTAAATTATGATTACTGATAATGACATATATTGGGAAAAAGATAAAAATGATAAACCATTTATTGCAATTGGTTTTGGATTAGATGGAATTTTAGTTTTTGATATGCCATCATATGTAGAATTTTATGATTTGTTAAGAACTTCAGACTCTATGATTAATACAACAGAAAATTATACTATTATTGATTTTATAAAAAATGGAGTAGTAGTAGAAACTTTACATACTTCAGAAATGCTGGGCAGTTTAATTTGCAGCAGTCCAGATGTTTTAGAAATTTATCGTCCACCAAACGAAGATCAAAGAAATAAAAATAGAGGCGTTATGGTAGGACACACTTATGATGAATTTGGAAATTTTACAGCACCACAATCTCTTACATCTAGTCCAATGAGACCATATGACTACAAACAAACCAGTTAGGCCTTGGGATTTATTTAATGCAAAAAAACCAAAACTTTCTCAAGAGTTTCAAAAAGAAAGAATGGATATTTGTTTAGGTTGTCCTGAACTAATTAAATTAACACATCAATGTAAAAAGTGTGGTTGTTTTATGGAATTAAAAACTAAACTTGCAGAAGCAAGGTGCCCGATTGGAAAATGGTAAAATTTATGTTTCTATAGCATCCTATAGAGATCCATATTTACAAAGCACAATTGATTCATTATTTTGCGAAGCAGATAACCCAGACAATATTACTGTTGGATGTTTTATTCATGCTTTAGAAAAAGAATTTGAAACTTTAAAATTAGAAAGAGTCTATGATGAAAAGGTTAAGTATGAGATTGAGATTCCTGGGCAAATTTTTAGTGTTACAGAATGTAGAAATCGTTGTTTAAAATGGCTTGATGATAGTTATGATTATGTACTTCAAATAGATTCACATTCAAGATTTGATCAAGGATGGGATACAAAATTAATTAAAATGTTAAAATCCACAAACGACAATAAAGCAATACTTAGTGGAGCGCTTCCAGTTTTTGATATTTTAGAAGACGGTACAGAAATAAAAAAACAACAAAACTATCCAGTTTCATTCATAATGCATAGTGATACAACAAAAGAAAATTTACTTCATTCTTATGATTTATCTCCAAGAGGACAAATTTTAACAACACTTCCAAACAAAGAATATGCCATTGATTGGTACCTAGCCGGACATTTTATGTTTTCTTTAAGTGAGTATTTTAAAAAAATTCCACAACCAGATTGGGTTTTATTTTGGGGAGAAGAAGTTTTAAATGGAGTTAGAGCCTTTACCGCTGGGTATAACGTTTACATTCCAAAAAATGTTCCAATTTATCATTTATATTCTGATCGAATAAAAAGACCAAGACTATCACAAGATTTTCCAAAAGAATATTTTCCTAAAAGAGACTATACAACTAATAGAATTATTGATATACTAATAGGTAAAGATATTAAAAAGGATGATATTTTTTATGAAAGAAGTATGAGCGACTTTTATATACACGTTGGATATAATCTTGGAGAATTTTTTGATTTTTGGAGAAAGTGGAGAAAAGAGTTAATTGATGTTGGAAGAAATGTTTAAGGCAAAGGTGGTTGAAAATTTTTTGTCAATAAAAGATTTAAACATAATTTTAGACTATGTAAAACTATCTGATAAATGCGTTACAATATAAATATGAAACACTTAGCGCCAGGAATCGCTGTATTCGATAACGTATTTATAAATTCAATGGATAGCATAAATAAAATATTAATTTAAATAATATTTATATATTAATCAGGATACCTTGCTAACCACTCTTTAGTCTTCCAAGTAATACCCTTCCAGGCAGACCAGTCTTTACCACCATTACTCATATGATAAGCAATCTCTGCATTTTTAATGGGATCAAATAAATCTTCATTGGACTCTAGATTAAATTTATCCCGTCGATCTTGACCCATTGATCCTAGCATATTGATTTGAAATAATCCATAAGAGTTGTCTCCAGTTTTTCTATTTGGATTCCAAGAATTAGGAGTACCCATAGATTCTTTCATTACCGTTGCCCAAGCAACTTTAAGGGAATAGCCTTCAAACCCTACAGACTTTAATATTTTAATTAGTTCATCTTTTTCAAGAGGGGTTCCGTATTTATATTTTTTCTTAGTTTTATTATTTTCTTCCTTAGAAACTGAAAAAACCGCCTCAGCGGTTTGGGTTTCACTTTTTGACACGGTACTACTCAAGTTATTTTCAGCATTAGCACTAGAATTAGAGAACAAAG